GACGATTTAAACACAATTAAACGCGAAAAATACACATTTTCACTTAATTAATATGGATCTAGGAAAAACACTTACCCCAGAATTTTGCGAATTGGTAAATCGCATTGAAAAATCAGGATTAGCAGCGGAGATTATTGCTACTGCGTTGTTAGAGATGAAAGAACATCCAAAAGGATCTCCGCTAGTTTGTTTACAAATTGCGGCCTACGATTGGGATATTTAAAAGTTATTTTATATATTACATAAAAATAAAGTTATGACACAAGAACAAATAGAACAAAAGAAAGCTGATCTCGTCAATGATTTGATTTTTCTACTAAACATTGAAGATGAATTGTGGCGTTATCACCCAGAAAATCCTTCAAAAGTAAAAGTTGAAGCTGAGTGGATTACTATTAAGGATAAAATCCAAGCAGTTGAAAACGAACTTAAACAACTTGGCTAATGCCTAAACTTGCTACTGTGGTGAAATAGGTAGACACGAGGGACTTAAAATCCCTTGGGCAGTGATGTCCGTGCCGGTTCGATTCCGGCCAGTAGTACAAAACGTTCTTTAAAATACAAAAGGGGAGACAAACATAATATCCTAAGAATACAGTCGACGGGCTGCTTAGGTTGGGACCTTAAAGCTTAAAGCGCGCTATATAGGTGAAGCCCCTTAATTATGGTCGCATAGCTCAGCTGGATAGAGCAACAGCCTTCTAAGCTGTCGGTCAAAGGTTCGAATCCTTTTGCGATCACATTTAATGGAAGGTGGGTGAGTGGTTAAAACCGGCAGACTGTAAATCTGCTCCCTTACGGGTACGGCGGTTCGAATCCGTCCCTTCCAACAAAGGCGCTTATAGCTCAGTTGGTTAGAGCACTCCGCTCATAACGGATTGGTCCTAGGTTCAAGTCCTAGTAGGCGCACTTAAATTAGGGTATATAGTTCTTTAACATTATATTTATAAAAATGGAAGATTGGCAGAGTGGTCGAATGCGGCAGTCTTGAAAACTGTTGACTGTCACAGGTCCGTAGGTTCGAATCCTACATCTTCCGCACTGAGTCTAGCCCTCGAGGGGAGGTTAGCACTCGCGATCCATAAATGGAGTGTAAAGCCAAGTTGGTTGAAGCCCATACCATTTACCTCCCCTCACTTGCCACAATAGCTCAGTTGGTAGAGCTTCTGATTTGTAATCAGATGGTCGGCGGTTCAAGTCCGTCTTGTGGCTCAACGCAGTCAGATGCTCAAGTTTCCCATTCTTGTCAAAAATAGGGTGGAGCTAAAGTAGGCAGGTTATGGTTGTCCTAAAACAACCAACTTATGGGAGTAGCTCAGTGGTAGAGCAAGTGAAGTAACCCTTCACCGTGACGCGATAGGTTCGATTCCTGCCTCCCATACAAGGTAAGTTGTTTCTAATATTTAAAAACTATGGAACAAATTATTTTAGCTTTCGGTTTAGGTATCGTATTGGTTACAGACATTGTCTTAGTCTATGTGGTACTACAGTCAAATAAAAAAGTTAAAGAATATGAAAATATTATTCGAAACTTTGAACAACAAATTGAAGATTACTCTCGAAGTAGTCAACATGAAGATCAACAACTTGAACGTTATGTTCAGGAAGTAGATCGTAAGATCGATTCTCGAATCGATAAACTCGATGCTCGAGTTATGATGGAACTTGAGCGTTTTAGACAAAATTACATCAAATCTTATTAATTAATCGTTTAACCGAAACAACTTACCTAGAGGCGCTTATGCGCCTCTTTTGTTTTATATATATTTATAGCCGTATTCGCGGAATTATGTGATTAATTCGCGGTATGCGCATATAGGCGCTATAAACAAGTTATACACATATTTATGTACGTGGATGTAGATAAAATATTCGGATTATTCAACGGTGAAGAACCTGAGTCATTAAGGGAAAAAGCTCAAATGACTGAGGAACTACTTAATTACCAACAACACCCTATGTTCTGGGTTGGTATGTTTAAGAAGTTGATTCATAACCATAAAATATTTAATCATAAAGTTATGGATTTTTTCTCTAAGTTGGAAAATGAAGAATTAGATTTATACGATGTTGAAGAAGCAGGTGAATTTATTGTTTATAATAGAGCATGGTTTTGGATTTCTAAAGTAGATATCTTAGATAGGAATTGCCAAGAAGCCATCATACATTACACAGACGAGTACCTAGATACTTACCTAAAATTCGCTATATCTTATTTCCAGGAACTCGAGGAGTACGAAAAATGTGCCCACCTTAAAAAAATTCATGATTTAGTTGTGAAGTTTTTAAACTAAGCTTGGAGGTTATTTTTTCATATATTATATTTGAGATACGGGAAAAGGGAAAAAAGAAGAATAGAGAAATAGGGTTGAAATAAGGGGGATAGGAACCCGGGAATATAAATTATAACGTTATGCAACATAGAGAAATTATTACACGTAAATTAGAGATGACCGAAGGAAACATCGCTAAATTAGAATCATTGTTATCCCGAGGAGGAGACATTAATGAATTTAAAGCTATCTTAGGTCAAACTAGAGATATTATCCAAGACGTAAAAGATTACGTTCAACGTGAACCTCGTACACCAAACGAATTCAATCAATAAAAGTTATATGATTTTAGAAGCTAAAGACATCCAATCAAATTGGGAAATATTTCTTTCCAACATTGATTCCCATATTACTGGGGAACGGAAACAAAGATTACTTAATTTTTATAAAAAATATGAGGATCGTATCATTATGATGCCTGCTGCTCATAAAAAAGAATACCACAATGCATTCCCTGGTGGTTATGTTGAGCATGTAAATCGTGTTGTTCGTTGTGCCCTGAAGCAGATGGATTTGTGGTCGGATGAAGGAGCAGATATGTCTACTTTCACTAAAGAAGAATTGGTGTTCTCCGCTATTAATCATGACCTGGGTAAAATGGGTGATGAAGAACATGAATCATATATCCCCCAGACTGATAATTGGAGAAAGGAAAAATTGGGAGAAGATTATATGTTCAATACTAAAGTACCATTTGCTTCTGTTCCCGATCGTGGTTTATATCTCCTCCAATCTCATGGTATTCAATATTCATTTAATGAAATGGTTGCTATCCAAACTCACGATGGTTTGTATGATGAAGCAAATAAAAAATATTTGTTTGCATTTATGCCAGAACAAAAACCTCGTACCTGCTTACCATTTATCCTCCACCAGGCCGATTTAATGGCGGCTCGTATTGAATTTGAGCGTGAATGGTTGCCTAAGTTAAGAGGAGAAAAGGATAGCTTGGATGGGCAGAAAAAGAATTTTACATTGGGTACTAACAATGCAAAACCTGCTGCTAAAACAGGAACCAAAACAAAAGCTCTAAACACAATTAAAAGTGAGGGGCTTAAAAATATGTTAGATAATTTATGATAACAGTAACAATTATAACATTATCGGTTTTGGTCGTAGTCTTAGGATATACGACCTTTAACCTTTTACGCAAAAACGAGAGACAAGAAGATATCCTAGCAGGATATATGACTTATCTTAACAAAATCTCAGACTATATTGAGGTAACAGATAAGCGTTTGAAAGAAATTGATGATAAAGGTTCCTTTAAAAGTGATGATGAAGTAGGTTTTTTCTTCGAACAAATTAAAAACATCCAGTCTGTTCTTAACCAATTCAACGTTAGGAACCTCTAATTAAAACATGGCTAAAAGAAAGAAAAAATCAGGAGTATACTTTACCCAAGATACTGAGGACGCAATCGTATTGTATAACAATACTGAGGATCCCGAAATAAGAAGTATCATTTATAGAGATAGAATTCACTATGCTTTCTTTAAGCTAACCGAAAACATTATCCATACATTTAAATTTTACTATACAGAAGTAGACGAAATTGAACACCTACAACATGAGGTAATTACATTCCTACTTAGTAAAATTCATTTATTTGATCCTAGTAAAGGAGCTAAAGCATATTCTTACTTTGGCACTATTGTGAAAAGATATCTAATTGTATCAAATCAAAAGAATTATAAAAAACGAGTAGACAAAGCCCCAGTTTCTTTACTAGAGGAAGACGATAACCATTCATATACTATAGATGATTATGATCCTAAAGATAATTTATCTTTGTTTATAGACGAGTATACTGCGTATTGTACTAAACATATATTTGAATTATTCCCTAAAGAACACGATGCTGCTGTGGCCGATGCTATTTTAGAAGTATTTCGTAAAAGAGAACATATTGATGTGTTTAACAAAAAAGCCCTTTACATATATATTCGTGAGCAAGTTGATGTAAAAACCCCTAAGATCACTAAAATTGCTAATCAACTTTACGATATATTTAAAGATAATTATATATTTTATCTCGAAAATGGTTATACAGACTTCTAGTTTCAATATTTATAAGAAACTAAAATGTATGTATTATGTCCCAATTAGACAGTATTGTATTTGGTAAGAAAAAATTCTCGGATATTCTCCAAGAAATATACACTAACCAGACTGAAAAGAAAGCGCAAGTTACTGCTCTAATTTCTGAATTAAAACCTTTAATTTCTGATATTGGAGATGCTACACTAGTAGTACCTTTAATTAAAGAATACATGGAAATTGGAGTTAAAAACGATGAGCAGCTAATCAAAATGGCTACTATTATTCAACGTGTTCTTCAAACTGAAACTGCTGATGGTGATTTCTCTATGTCCGATGAGGAAAAAGAGCAATTACTTGAGGCAATGAAAGATTTAAACATCGAAAAAGACGATAAATAATGGCTGGGTTTTATGTTGAAGGTTTATCGGCTAACACAGCCAATCAGTTAAGTCAAACAATTGATACTGATTTCTTTAACATTGTCCCTGTTAGAGTAAAATATACTTTTTTAAATTTAACCCAACTTAAAGAAGATAATCCGGATTTATTTGCTCAATATGGTGAATATTTTGCTTTAGGTGGCATTCTTTTTGATTCAGTCTCCAACCCCTCCCCAGGAAATACAACGGGTAATCCTTTAGAAAATTATGTTTTTGCTAAACCGTTATTCCCTAATATAAAAAATATACCTTTAGTAAATGAAATTACTTATATAATTAGTTTCCCAACCCCAAGATTACAAAACCCAGATTTTATAGATTTAAATGATACAGGATTCTATTATTTCCCCCCAGTAAATCTATGGAACAGTAATCACCACAATGCTTTACCCAATCCCTTAACTACATCAACCCAAACCCCTTCAGAACAAAAAGATTACCAACAAGTAGAAGCAGGATCTTCTCAAAAAGTAACAGATAATACTGAAGATATTGATTTAGGAAATACATTTGAAGAAAAAGCAGATATTAAACCTTTACAACCATATGAAGGGGATGTTATATTTGACGGAAGATGGGGTCAAAGCCTAAGATTTGGTTCAACAGTACCCAATACAGATAATACATGGTCAGAAATTGGAGATAGTGGAGATCCTATTACTATTTTAAGAAATGGACAAGGTGAACAAACTGGTGAACCTTGGGTTCCAATGGTGGAAGATATTAATAATTTAGAATCTTCTATTTGGTTTACCTCAACACAACAAATTCCTTTAGAAGCTGCTAGTTCAATTTATAATTCATATTCTTCCCAACCTGAAGCTCCTAACCAATACGCAGAATCACAGGTTATATTAAATTCTAGTAGAATTGTAATTAATAGTAATGAAGATCATATTTTATTAACGTCAAATAAATCGGTTAATTTAAACGCTGTGGATGGTGTTAATATCGATTCACCAACCACCACAATACAATCAAACACCGTTTTACTTGGAGGTAAAGAAGCAACTGAACCCGTGTTAAAAGGTGACACTACTATTGATATTTTATCTCAATTAGTAGATGAACTAACCAAACTTACAATTACCCTTCAATCAGTCACACCAACAGGAGGACCGTTAGTTGCTCCTGCTGCTACACAATTGGTTCCTGTTTTACAAGGTATTAAAACAAGGTTAGAAACAACTACTAAATCAAAATATAGTAAAACATTGTAATGGCGGGAATTGATTTAAATATTATTCAAAATGCTTTACCTGATGATCTAAAATCAAAAGGAGCTCAAAAGTTAGGAGAATTAGTTCTTTCTAAAGGAGTTGCTTTACAAAGCCAAGTCACCCCAACATTAGAGGATATCA